TGGGGCAAAATTAAATGATGGTAAAAAATCAAGTGGTATTGCACCAGTCAAAGAATGTCCTGAATGTCATTTTTTACAGCATACAAGAAAATTAGTGTGTCAATCTTGCGGACATGATTTTGAGGATGAAGCGGAAAAACAAAAGCAAGAAGAGAAAGAACAAAAACTTGTTTTACTTTTAAGTTCAAATCCTATAACATTGCCAACAGATAGAATATATGATTTAGCGAAAGAAAGGAATTGGAAAGAATGGGCGGTCCTTCATAAAATTGCTGAGCATCTTACAAATTACTATAATAAGCACAATGGTATTGAAGGATTAAAGGAAAAAGTATCATCAGAAATGTTAAAAGAAACCGCTAATTGGTGCAAGGTTTATGATAAGAAGTTTAACAAATGGATTCAAGACGTTTCATTAGATATATTAACAAAAAAAATAATACCAACAAATGAATAGAGAAGAAGACAAATTGCAAGCCGAAATAGTACAATGGTACTCGCTACATTATGGTAAAATACATGATAAATGCTTATTTCATTGTAATAACAAAGCAAAAAATGCTATTGAAGGGAATCGAATGAAAGCAATGGGGGTAAAAACGGGAGTATCTGATTTAATATTAATTGTGCCAAAAAAAATATATTTTATTGAATTAAAAACATCGAAAGGCAAACAAGGCAAAGAACAAAAAGAATTTGAAAGACAATTAAATTTATTGGAATGTAATTATGTAGTCATTAGGACCTTAGAAGAGTTTAAAAAACTTTGCGTAAAAGAGTATCAATATGCAAACTATTTACTACATTTGCATTGAGCAAAGTTTTTTCATACAAAACGTGTTTATTTATTAGATTAAAAAGGCAAAGAAAGCTAACTAAGGTTGGCTTTTTTTGTGTCTAGTCGTTAACAAAATATTTTAAAAATAAATTCATTAAATAAATTAATTATCAAAAGTTAGACTATATTTGCCCTATCAATAACAATTAACACAAACAACATGACAACTGCAACAATCACAAAAACAATAGCTAAAGTAAATGATCAACCTTCTGAATACTCTACAGGCTTTAAAAGATTAACATCTTTGCCATTACGAGTTAGAAATAATATTATTTTAGCTTGCGTGGTAAATGGAGAAAATAACACAAACTCAATGAAAGACTTTTTAAACAACTTGACCGAGCAAGAATTCATTAATTGGTTAAAATTAGCATAAACACAAACAAACTTTAATAACTAAAAAAATAACAAACACAATGACAACAGCAACTTTAAATATCGCAAAAACCTTAACGGTAGTAACTAATAACTTTGCTTATAATGCTAATCTTTCAAATTTAATTGAAGAAGCGAATAAGTTTAATCTTGTTAATTTAAACGGAGTAACTAAAACAGAAAAACTAAATAAGTATTTAGATATAATGCTATCTAATGGCTATGTCATTATAACTGAAAACTGGAATAGAGTAAACACAATTGCTGACGGCGTTAGCGATTTTTCAATTACACTTTCAAAATAAAAACTTTTCATTCAAAATTATCAAGAGGCTTAACCGCCTCTTTTTTTTGTTTCATGAATTATTCCTACATTTGCCTCATGAATGAGAAAGATACTCCAGGTGGGTGGGGTGGATGCTAAAAAATTGATTAATCAAGTAAAATCTAAAATATGGCAAAGGGTGGAGCCAGAATAGGCGCAGGACGCAAATCAATAAGCGAAGAGATGAACTCTCGAGAGCTTGCAATGTCAGCCCTTGTAAAGAAATACGGAAGCAAGGAAGAGGCTCTAATTGCATTATTGAATAGCGATAATCCTATATTAATAAAATTTGTATATGAACATGGTTTCGGTAAACCACTTGACAAAATAGAGCACAGCGGCAATCTTAATATTACTGATGTAGTATTTGAATAAATGAAAGCAGTTGTAAAAAACCATCCTAAATATGAAAGGCTATTTAAGCCAAGAGATGGCATAAGAACCACCTTGTTAATCGGAGGTAGGGCGGGCATGAAGACCTACCAAGCAAGTCTAGCTATCAATTATCATGTAGTTGTAAATGGATATAGGGTACAAGTATTAAGAGATGAGGCAACGAAGATTAAAAATTCTATCATGGATGAAATCTTCACAAGATTTGACAAAGCCAATAAAGATGGGGTTCTAAGTAAGGAATTCAGCAAAACAGAGAACTCAATAAAAAATATTAAAACTTCAAAAGATGTAGTTTTTACACAAGGATTTAGAGCCAGCTCAAACGAAAAGACTTCACACATGAAAGGCGTATCTAACGTAAATATTGGAGTAGTTGAAGAGATGGCAGACATTAGAGATGAAGACCGCTTTAATGTTTGGAAGTCGGGTGTAAGAGGCAACCCAGCATGGATATGGATGATTTTGAACACGCCAACAATGCACCACTGGGTTATAAAGCGTTATTTTAATTTAGAGCCAATTACCCAAGCCGACTACCCACAATTTAATCAAAATGAGATTGACGGATATTTTAAACTAAGCCCAAAAAACATTGAAGGAGTAGAATACATTATAGCTTCGTTCCGTGATAATCCATATCTATCAAAGGAATTAATATCTGAATATGAGGCTTATGGAGATAGAGATAGCCCATATTTTAACCCTCACTATTTTCTAACTGAAATAGAGGGCTTATGTTCTTCTGGCATCAAAGGACAAATATTCACAGGTTGGAATAGAATAAGCATAGAGGAATATAACAGAATCGAGTATAACAAGTATTACTACATCGATTGGGGAGGAACGGATCCATGCGCAATAGGTGAAGTTAAGGCGCATAATAACCAATTAATCATTAAGCCGCTACATTACGAGCCTAAGCGATTCAATGACGTGATGATATGGCTATGTCAGCAAGGATTCACTTCAAAAGAAACTATAATAGTAGATAGTGCAATCGGTGAGTATATGATTAGCAAGATGCGGAACGGATTCAATGAGTCAGACTTTGATAGCTATACTTTAGAAAAGTACCCACAGCTAAGGCGCGGATTTACCGCTATGGGAGTTGTGAAGAAAGGTTTGAACGGCAAAGGTTTCATTGAAACACGCATCGAAATAATGAAAGGTTACAACGTATCAGTTGTTGAAGGTACGGAGGGCGACCACCTTTGGAATGAATACACGCAATACGTCTGGATGTTGGATAAGGACGGCAAGCCAACAGGTCAGCCAATAGACAAGAATAATCACCATATAGACGGCAGCAGCTATGTTGCATATGCGTTAAAAACTTAAAATTGTTTATTCGTTTATAATTAATTTATTTAGCTATCTTTGCAAGTAAATAAATTATATGAGTACAGAAATCAAACGAAAAGCCAATAACCCGAACGGACAACCGAAGAAATATCTTGATGGTGCAATAATCAAAGGTATGACAATACAAGTTCCGCAATATGCTGATTCAATAGCTAAGGTACAGGCGGTGGCATTGAAGGAGCGCAAGAAGTATTATTTGCCAAAGAAAGCTAAGAAATGATGCAGCCAAATAAAGTTAGGATAGGTAATATCTTCAAAGAAGAATATACCGAGAAGTTAATTAAGGTAATTGAAATTCGGCAAAAAAGCATAACATTTAATGAGAAATTTAGAGGGAAATGGAAAGCAAATCCTATTGAATTGACTGATGATATTTTATTAAAATGCGGTTTTGTTGACAATAAAATTAACTTAGGTTTAAACGAGTTGAGTGTTAATCAATACGGACTAGCAACTTTTGGCGGTGTTGGATTTATGTGTACCTATTTACACCAGCTACAAAATTTATATTATCAACTTACATATGATGAATTAAAAATAGAAATTTAAACTAAGCATCACCATGACACTAAACGCAATCGATATAGTATTATCATTAATACTTGCTTTTTTTTGGTTTTATATTGCCTACAAAAATTACAGGCTAAAAAAAAAATTTTGCCAATTGTAAAATAATGTTTATACATTTGCCTTAATTGTTAACTACAACCTTTCGCAAAGTACCGATGTAATATTGGCACGAGTTAGGTTGGCAAATCAAATAGGTTGGGCATTATCGCGAAAGTTAAACAGATGGCAACGGCAGTTAAGTCTATCGCTGTTTCATCACCTATAATAGTCAATCAACCTAATAACAATACATTTTATAAGATATTCGGGAATGGTTACGATTACTTAGAATTTGATACCATTGAGAATATCAATAAAGCCGTAAGGTATTGCCCACCAGTACTATATTTGCCGATAAAAACAGCTAAAGCAATATGTAAGGGCAAAGTATCACTAGTCAACACAATAACAGGACAAACGATTGATAAAGATGTACACAAGTATCTTGATATTCTCAAACGTCCTAACTATTCACAAGCACAGCACCAATTTATTACTCAAATCATAGTATCTACTATGTTAAGGGGGTACACGGTTTGCATACGTCCTATTTCGGTCGGATTTGATAAAGCGGATTCAAATAATATATGGGCGTTACCATTTACACACGTTGAGATAACCTGGAAGATTAACCATTTAAGAAACGCCATTTATTCTAGTGATATAATGGAGCAGATACAGGAGATAAGATTTGATGGCAAAGCAATACCAAAGGATCAATGCTACATTATACCTGACTTAACGTACTATTCAAACTCATTAATTATACCTGAATCAAGATTGAAAGCGTTAACGGCTACTATTAACAATTTGACCGTTAATTTAAAGGCTAGGGGTAAGATGATGAATAGTCCAATGGGTATATTATCGATGGATGAGGAAGGCAACTTAGGAGCGGGAGCGATGAAGAAAGAGGAGCGCGCGCGATTAGAACAAGAGTTTGAGAAAGATTACGGATTTGACGAGAATCAACGTAAGATAATGGTGGCGTCAACGTCTGTTAATTGGCAGCAAATGGGGTATGCCATAGCACAAATGCAGTTTGTAGAGTTGGAAAAGTCAGACATGAATATGTTTTCGGAGGTATTTGATTACAAAGCCGAACTAACGGCACAATATGGCAATTCAAATGTAAGTGAGCGTAATTCAGCAGAAACAAGTTGGTATAGTGATACGATTATCCCATACGCTGAACATATCTATCAGAATTTAACAGAATGGCTTATTGGTAGCGGAAGCACAAGGTACAATATAGACTTTAGCCATGTGCCAGCATTACAGAAGAATAAGAAGGAAGCAGCGGAGGTTTTCTCGAAATATAGCGTGTCGGGTTCGCTTGCTTTGCAGAATGGATTGATAACATATGGGCAATGTGTTGAGCTATTGGGTGAAGTACCGAATCCGAAATGGGCAAATTTATACTTCTATCAATTACCGATAGAGATACAAGAGAATTTCAGAAGCAATAACACGCAACAAAACCAACAAGACACGAAACAATAATGCCATTCGGAATACAACATACTATCCTATACCCACAAGATAAGAAACACAATTATTCGTTTCCTAGTGCGGATGGTATGTTAGCTAGTGAAACTTTTGTAGCCGACGAGATTGATAGAACGCTAACGAAAGCCAAAATAGAGGATTTACTTGAATATAATACCAGGTTTGTTCAATTGCCAGCGTTGTTTAGAAGCACCGATAGTACCTTAAAAGACGTAACTAATTTTAATTTTGCAGTAACAAACGGCAAGAAGTATGAGATAATGTTAATTGCGGCTTATCAATCGAGTGTTACTACGATGGGTTGCAAGTTGGGTGTAAGGCTATCAAGTGGAACGGGAACTATAATGGGTTCAATGTCGGGCGGTATTAATCAGACTTCGGTAACAACGGAGGCGAAAGCACCTATTTATGCTATCAATGCAACGGCAACTACAGCGGGTGCAAGTTTCATAACAACAGCGGTTGGTTTAACGGCAACGAATCACTATTTAGAAGCGTTGATGTTATTTACCTGCACAGCGGATGGGGTTTTTACATTCACGTTTGGGAATGAAACAACGGGAACGGCAAATGTTGATTTATTGGCAAATTCTTACATTAAAATAATTGAATTCTAACATGGCAAAGGAATTAACGAAAACAGAATTAGAGGAAATCAAGGCAAAGAAATTGGAAGCGGTGAAGAAAGGTAAACTGATTAAAAAGTAATAATATGCCACGAGAAGAAATAATAGTAAACATGAGCAGCGCACCTAGTAAAGCAGTTATAACCGAGATAGGGCTTATCATCGGAGTTATACTAATTTCTTTTGTGCTAGGTATTTTATTCGAGAAATGTTTACAATCTAATCAAGATAAAAAAGAGCGCAAGATTGACAACATACCAACTAATGTTGCATTCCCTGAAGATATTATTACAAAAAACCAAGAAGGATAATGATAACTAAATTTGAAAATATAGAACTATTAGACGCTTTCATAAGCAAAGAACTTAAGCATGATAAGGCTAAGTTATACGCAATGAAAAAAGCATCATTTAAGGAAGCCGATTCATTTAGTTTTGATTTATCTAAGTTAGATTCTAAGGACGAAAGCATAAAAGCCATAGCAACAACACCAATAATTGACGCTACTAAGATTCGCGTTAAGTCTATAATCAACACAACAAACTTACTTGATTCTCATGGCGATGTACATATAAAAAACATTTGGAAGAAATCTATCCAAGAAACCAAGTCAATGTATCTGCTTAATTCACACCAACAAAAATTTGAGTATGTTATTACCGATAATGTAACACCATTTGCTCAAACTATGTCCTGGAAGTCTTTAGGATTTGATTTTGAAGGTAATACACAAGCCTTAGTATTTGATTCTATTATCGAGAAATCAAAGTATAATGAGTTGATGTTCGATATGTATGCAAGCGGCAAAGTTAAGAATCATAGTGTAGGGATGCAATATGTGAAAATACTTTATTGCGTTAATTCTGATGACAGCTATTGGCAAGAAGAAAAGGCTAATTGGGATAAGTATATTAATGAAGTAGCTAACAAAGACGAGGCAGAAAGTGCGGGCAACTTTTGGGCGGTCCTAGAAGCCAAGATAATAGAGGGGAGTGCAGTATTAAGAGGTTCAAATTATGCGACACCTACGCAATCAGTAACAGAAATAAAAACCGAAGCCGATATAATCACTTCGACAATAATAGAGCCGTCGCAAGACACTCAAATAACAAACAACGCACAGAGTAAAGTGCAAAAATTATTATCAATTAACAATCAAAAAAAGTAAAAAATGAAACTAGAAAATGGCGCATTAAAGGCTGATGGTTCAGCATATAGCGCAGAAGAAATCAAAGAACAAAACGATTTTATCGATTTAGTTGCAAAAATCAATCGCGAGCAAAACGCTAACATGATTAGCAAAGAAGAAGCTCAAAAAATGGTTGAAGATGCTATCGAAGCTATCGAGGCTACAAATGTAGAACTTAAAGCACAAGCCGACAAGTTGTATAAAGCACAAGTTAAGCAAGGCTT